TCTGCTCGTATATACCATCTTCTGCTAGGTAAGGGTTATCAGCTAACTTAGCAGGAATAAACTTACGTGTTAATCCGTCTTTACCTTTGAATGATTTGTTTGATTCGTTTGGTTCTATATATCTTTTCTTTACCCAATGAGAACCAACACCACCGGGGTTAGCAGTACAGCGTAAGTATGTTTCTATTTCTTTATCTGTTGTTCTAAGACGTGAAGCAAGATAGTTCCAACTAAACTCTGTAGGTAGATGGGTTATTTCATCAAAGCCTATCCAGCTATATGCTTGTCCTTGATATCTGTATACGTCTGCATCTCTTTCAAGGAAACCAAACTCTACCTTTGCACCGCTTGGAAAGTTCCAAAGCTTTTCTACTTCTCTGAACTTAGCACCGGGAAATGCTTGTGGATATAGTTCACGAGACTTATCAATCATCTCTCTAAGCTCTGGCATAGACCTTCTAAGTATTAATGCTCTATGTGCAGACCTGTGTGCATATCTTAGTGGGTCAACAATCATGGCATATGATTTACCACCACCAGCAGCTCCACCGTATAACACATCTTTCTCACCAGCAGCAAGGAAGTCTGTCTGTGGTCCTTCATTAGCATGGAAGAATACATGATGATTATCAAGTACTTCTTTAACAGCTTTGGGTAATGTATCTAAATCACTTTCTGTAACAATACCTTCTTTAGTATTGTCCAGCTTTTCAAGTGTTGTTTTTTGTTTCTTGAATGATTTCTTAGCGTTGTTTAGCTTCTCTTCAAGTTTTCTGATGTTCTTTTGTTTACGAGTAATAGTCCTACGTGCTGCATCTTGTGCATCTTTAGGAGGTCTACCACCTTTCTTACGAGGCGTACCATCTTTGTTCTTTACAAAATTGCCTTCGCTATCTTGCAAGTAAAGATGTGGGTTCAGTTCCCAATCTTTCGCTTCGTAATCCATACTTTTTATCTATGTGTTTTTTAAGTCCCGGAGCAGACATGCGTCTGTCCGTTTTATATTCTAACCAATCACATGCAGCCTGTAACGATATCTCTTCATTGACTACCATGTTCTCTGCAATCTGCAAAGCTTCTAACTCTTCTTCAACAGGTTTTAAAAAAGAACTAGCTTCTTCAGCTAACTGATATCCAAATGGTATAGTTGATGTAGCTCTTTTTATGTATCCTTCTTTCATTTTACTTTTCTGTAAGCTCTTGTTTTTCTTGCAGTTTTCTTTGGTTGCTTACTGTGCTGCTTTCCCTTTTTAGTATCTTCTCGTTTTTTTCTAGTTGATTCAGCATACTCTTTAGAAGATAGTGCCTTAATAGCTTTCTCTGGGAGATACCTTTCCCCCGTTTCTGCCGACTTCTTACCACTCTTGGTACGCCATTTTTGTTTTGTCCAAGCCCTAAGACTTCTTTGACTTTCTTTTAGTGACATTTTTCTTTGGTGTTAAACATTTCTTAAATAGTTTTGCATAAACTTTGTTTAGCTCGTTCATCATCTTTATCATAAATTCTCTCATATTATTTATAGCCGCCCCCTTTGGCTTTATATTCTTTTGCAAGGAGCTGGGCTTTTCGAGCAGACCACTGACCGGCTTTACCACCTTTAGTACCGGCTTTAATCCTCTCGAAGAGCCTCTTACGCATAGTCGGTTTTGTATAGTTACCGGCTTTATTCACGGTTGATTTAGCTTTCTTCTTTGTTGGCATCTTTACCTCCTTTATTAAAAATTAAATCCCAATTGTCTCTATACTGTTTAGAATGTATATTAACTCTAGGTGCAGAACCTTTACCACCGTCTGAAGGTTTGTAAAGTCTACCCTTATTCTTCTTACTAGACATAAGGACAGGTTTCTCGTTGCTACCTAGTTGTGGCATCTTACCACTTTACCTTATCAGCCCAGTATGCTGCAGACATTTTGCCTTTAGCAATGTTCTTACCGTGTCTCGCTTTAAAAGACTTTCTCTTTGCTTTCATTCTAGCTGATTCCCCTGCTTTAGGTTTACCTGCTGTTTCAGCACCTTTTTGACCAAACCTAATAGTTTTAATCTTATCACCTTCTTTAGCTACAACAATGTGTGACTTCTTAGGATGACTAGGTGTTCTTTTAGGTTTGTTAAACCCTGAGACCCCTGCTCGTTTTAATCTACTATCTTTTTCTTTTGGCATTTTAGTCCTCCGGACTATTAGTGTACTGTCTTAGTCCTAGTGGACTGTCCTTTTCTTTGTTTGGTCATCGTGTTCTAGTTCTTGGATTTCTCCTAACACTAACAACCCATATTGTATTGCTATCCTATTTGCTTCAGCAACTGTATTTGCTTTAATGTATGGACCTATTGCAGCTCCATCCTCATTAACATGTTCAGTTATCCAAAGTTTCATAATCGCTGTATTCCGCATCCTCTGCTTCTATATCAATCGTATGTTTCTCTGGTAGTATAAAGATACCTCCACTAACATTATGATTAATATCTACTTTATCCGTCTTAACAACACCAGCCCTATCTAGTATCGTCTGTGCAGCTTGTAACTTGTTGTTAGCTTGGGGAACAGGCTTATCAGATTTCATAACCTCTATAAGCTTGAATGCTGCAGTTGGGGCTTCCCTTGCAAGTACGTCACTGGCTAAATCCACTACTTCGTTTTTAAGTGCTTTTAATATTTGATAGTGATTGCCTGAATACCCTGCAAGTTCGGCTGACTTTTTGAAATCCCCACCAGTGTCTACTAAGTGATTCAAGAATGCTTCTTGTTTCTCAGTTAGGTTTCTCTTCTTTTCTGGTAAGTAACTCATGCTTATATTATAGTCATACTTTACAAGTTTGTCAAGTCTTTTAACATATTTTAAAGTATTTGCATAAAGTACTTGACAAAATTGAAAAGTATGTGTATAATAAAGTTGAAAACGTCCCCAGGTTTAAATACATACATAGCCCCACCCTAGTCATACTTTATTATCCCCAAACTAACACTAACATCTATGAAATATTAGGAGTTATTCTGTGTTGTAAAGTATATAAAAGCTTATGAAGTTTTTAAAGTTTTAAAGCTTTATAAAGCCCAACTGGTTAATACCACTATTGGGTAGAAATGTATATGATTTATATATGTATATGGGTAGGGGTGGTGGCACACTGCCTCCCCTCTTTAAAAGCGTTGTACAAAAATTGTACAGCTTATCAAGACTTTACAAGCTGTATAAAAATTATACAGTCTTTACAAGTTGTATAATTTTTGTACAGTTTTTTATAAACTTTTAAAATCTTTACAAGTTGTATAAATTTTGTACAGCTTTTAAAGTCTAGTTAATATCCCCTTGAAAAGTAATATCACTTATAAAGTCATACTTTTAAAACTTTTAAATTTTCACTACTTTAAAAACTTTATAAGCTGTATAATTTTTATACAATTATTTAGTCTCACTTTACAAGCCTGTATAATTTTTGTACAACACCCCTCTTGAAACCCTTACTGCTACAGCGTTTATAAAGTTGTTGCAATCTCTTTTTAATCTGTTAATGTTTATTCAAGTCAGAGCAATAACGCCATGACAATTTTAGAGGGTACTAAATATGAGACTTACAACAATAGAAAAGAAAATAAAAACTAATATAGAAAAATTCATTACTAATAGTATTGATTGGGTTGAAGATTCTGAAAAGGACAAGGAAAGAAAAAGCTATTACTACACTATCGAAACCAACAAAGAAGATAATAGAATAGAAATATCTTTTGATGGTGGCATGATTTGGGAAATTTTAAATTTTCATGGTTATATTGATGATGAAAGCGTAGAAGAAATATTTGGAATCAGTAAATTAAAACTTGATTATGAGCCTTACGCTTCATGGAGAATTGATATATACGCTTAACCCCTAACCACTTATCAAGCCCCTCTTTTGGGGCTTTAGGTGGTATAAGAAACTAACAAAGCTAGAGGGCTATAAATATGTTATACGAACACTACAAAAAGAATGCGGAACTTAGTCACAAGATACATTTCAACGGTAAAGATACAACGCTAGGGCAAATATTAGATGAACATAAAGATTATTTTAATAAGCCCCCTAGTTATTTGTTAGGGATTGATTCAAGTTCTAAAGTTTCAAAAGGTAAGAAGCTTAAAATAGTAACAGCTATTCAATATCTAGCACCCGATAAAATGGTGACTTCAAAAACACTATGCCCAAATGCTGAGCGTAATGGATGTGCTAATGCTTGTCTTAAAGATAGTGGTAGACTAGGCATGATTAGTTCACAAAAAGCCATGATAAATAGAACATTATTTTATCTATATATGACTGATAGTTATTATAGGCAGTTAAGATATGAGATAGATAAGGCTTATATGACTTATGGGGATGATTTAGCAGTTAGATTAAATGGCACTTCTGATATAAACTATAAAGATTTAGTTAAGGATTATCCACATATTCAATTCTATGATTATACAAAGAATAGAAATATGATGATGAAAAACACTAATAAGAATCATCATTATACTTTTAG